AGTTTTCGCGAGTGTCAGAAGCGAAGTTCCTGCATAGGGGAGATTTGTGACCGCGACTGCGTATGCGGGGAAGGGGCTGTCGCCGCCGCGGCGTGTGCCTGGCAAGCCGTTCACGGTGTCGCATTTTCGGGCGTGGTCGGCGCGGTTTCGGTTGAAGGATGGGAAGCGGTTTGTCCTTGAGGAGTGGGAAGCGCGGTTCTTGGAGGATCTGTTTGCTAGGGAGTTGGGGCGGCCGGTGTTTTCCGAGTTGTGGCTGGTGGTTCCGGAGGGGAATGGCAAGACGACGTTTTTCGCGCTGGTGGTGCTGTACACGGTTGAGTTTGCGCGGGAGGCGTGGGTTCCGGTGGCTGCGTCGGCGCGTGATCAGGCGGTTGATCTGACGTACCGGATCGCGGCGGGGTTTGTGCAGCGGAATGGGCTTGAGGTGCCGAGGGGCCAGTTCAGGCTGCACCCGGGTTACCGGACGATCGTTCATGAGGAGTCGCGTGGCGCGGCGAAGATTTTCGCTTCGGATGCGGCGTCGGGTGATGGGGTCGATCCGACGTTGGCGCTGATCGAGGAGCTACACCGGTTGGCGTCGATGGAGCTGTACGAGACGTGGGCGGGGAAGCTTGACAAGTCGGGCGGCCAGTTGGTGATCGCCTCGACGGCCGGCGAACCGGGCGGGCCGTTTGAGGAGTTGCGGGAACGGATTCGCCAGTCGGCGGACGAGTATGAGCGGGACGGGTGTTTTGTGCGCGCCGCGTCGGCGGGTGTGGTGCTGCACGAGTACGCGATTCCGGAAGACGGCGACCCGGAGGATCTTGAGCTTGTCGCTGCCGCGAACCCGTTTTCGGCGATTACGGTCGAAACGTTGGCGAGGAAGCGGGCGAAGCCGTCTTGGAGGTTGAACCATTGGCGTCGCTTCACCTGCAACCTCCCGACGAGGGCGGAGGAGGCAGCAATCCAGGAGGCGGAATGGTTCGCCGCGGCTACCGAAGAGAGGATCCCCGTCGGGGAGTCTGTCTGGGTTGGGATGGATGTCGCGTGGAAGTGGGACACGACCGCGATTGTTCCGCTCTGGATCCGAGACTCGGAGTTCCGGCTTCTGGGTCCGGCGTCGATCATTGAGCCGCCGCGCGACGGTACTTCAACGCATCCCGACGAGGTGAAGCGGGCGCTCTATGAGATCCATGCTGTGAATCCGATCCACACGGTTGTGATGGACATGTCCTATGCCGATGACGTGGCGGCCTGGATCAGCGATGAGCTCAACGCGACGGTGATCGATCGCAGCCAAACGAACACTGCAGCTATTGAGGATTACAACTCGTTCATGGAGGCACTACGAAACGGGTGGCTTCGCCACTCGGGTGACCAGGGTCTCACGAAACATGCTTTGAACGCGGCTGCGAGGATGCTGCCGCAAGGTGACATTCGTTTCGACCGTCTGAAGAAGGGTCGGCTTGCTGAGCAGGATCGGCGAGTGATTGATGCGTTGACGGCGGCGGCGATGGTGCACTGCCTCGCATGTCAGGAGACTCCGATGCTGGAGCCTATGTTCGCATGGACATAGTCGTCAGACGAGACAGCCTGCTCGGCCGCGTCGCGAGCCGGTTCGAGAAGCAACGTGCCGCATCCCCGTTGTCGTTGCAGCAGTGGATTGAGCAGTTCACGTTCTCGGGGGTTCAGTACCAGTTCGTGCCGTCGATGGCGTATCCGGGTGAGAAGCAGGAGCCGCCGGAGGCGTCGTTCAACGGCTACGTCAGCGCGGCCTATAAGCAGAACGGGGTCATCTTCGCCTGTCTGGAGACGCGGCGGTTGTTGTTCTCGGAGGCACGGTTCCAGTACCGCAGGTTGCGGTCGGGTCGGCCGGGCGAGTTGTGGGGGAACTCGGAGCTGCAGGTGCTGGAGCAGCCGTGGCCGTCCGGGACGACAGGGGATTTGTTGTCGCGGATGGAGCAGGACGCGTCGCTTGCCGGGAATGCGTACATCTACCGGGAGGGTTCGCGGTTGAAGCGGCTGCGGCCGGACTGGGTCGCGATTCTGCTCGGCTCCCAGTACGACCTTGACCCGGAGAACACGGGCGAGCTTGATGTGCTCGGCTACGCCTACTACCCCGGCGGCGTCCATTCGGGGAACGATCCGGTGCCTCTGTTGCCGCAAGACGTGGCGCATTACGCGCCGATCCCTGATCCGTGCGCGCGGTTCCGCGGCATGTCCTGGCTAACGCCGATCATCACCGAGTTGATGGCGGACCAGGCGGCGACGACGCACAAGCTGAAGTTCTTCGAGAATGGTGCGACACCGAACTTCGCGATCAAGTACGACCCGAACGTTGTCAAGGACAATCTGGGCTGGCAACGCTGGGTCGAGATGTACGAGCAGCGGTTTGGCGAGGCGACTGCGAACGCCTACATGAACGCGTACAAGACGTTGCATCTCGGGCTCGGCGCGGACATCGTTCCGGTAGGGACGGACCTGCGGCAGCTTGAGTTCAAGATTACGCAGGGCGCGGGCGAAACACGGATCTGCGCCGCTGCCCGTGTGCCGCCGGTCGTCGTCGGCGTCTCGGAGGGGTTGCAGGCCGCGACGTACTCGAACTACGGTCAGGCGAGACGGCATTTCGCCGATGGCACGCTGCGCCCTCTCTGGCGGAACGCCGCCGGGAGCCTCGCGACGATCATGAACGTCCCTGCCGACTCGGAGCTTTGGTACGACGACCGCGACATCCCCTTCCTGGCCGAGGACGTGAAGGACGCGGCGGAGGCGCAGCAGAAGGACGCGCAGACGCTAAGGACGCTCGTCGAGGCAGGCTGGGAGCCGGACGCAAGCATCGACGCGGTAATCGCCGGTGACCTTGCCCGGCTGAAGGGGAAGCACACCGGGCTGACCTCGGTGCAGCTTCAACCGCCCGGCACCGCGTCATCGAATGGCAGCGGCGACCCGAGCTCGGTTCCGCAGCCCGCGTAGACAAGACACGTAGGAGGAGAAATGACCGAAGCCCGCCCACACCGCGGAGAGTTTGGCCGCGCGATGCCGAGCGGTTTCGACCTCATCCGCTCCCAGAACGGCGGGCCGCGCAGGCTCGCGGGGCACTTCGCGGTCTTCAACGAGTGGACTGAGATCAACTCGCGGATCGAGGGGCACTTCATGGAGCGGATCGTCCCTGGGGCGTTCGCGAAAACGATCCGTGAGCGCGGCGACCGGATCAAGTTGTTGCTCGAGCACGGGATGCACCCGCAGTTGGGGAAGAGCCCGATCGGGAAAATCACGCTGCTCAAGGAGGACGACACGGGCGGCTACTTCGAGGCCGAGCTGTTCCCGAGCGTCCCTGAGCTCGTGATGGAGGGTCTGGAGGCAGGCGAGTACGGCGCGTCATTCTGGTTCGGAATCCTGCACGCGAACTGGGAACAGCGTCCGCCAAAGTCGGCGCACAACCCGCAGGGAATCTCGGAGCAGTCGCTGACCGAGCTGATGCTGAAGGAGTTCGGGCCAGTGACGTTTCCGATCTACGACAGCGCAACGGTCGGTGTTCGTTCGTTGACGGACGAGGCTGTCGTGCACGAGTTCGCGGAGGATCCCGCCTGGCTGACGAAGGTCGTCGAGCGCGAGGGACTTGAGGTTGTCGCTGGGGAGGAGACTCAGCGCAAGCGGTCTTACATGCGCGCGGCTGAGGCGATCGGCGACTCGGCCTGGGCTATTCACCCGACGATGCTGAGCACGATTCTTCAGATCGTCGGTGAACGCCGGGCAGGCTATCGGCCCAGCGACGAAGAAATTCGCGAACGAGTCGGGACGCGACAGGTCCCCGAAGAACCAAAGCCGGAGGAGCGCTCGACCCAGTCGGTTGCGGTCATTCCGATTCAGGGGCCATTGTTTCCGAAAGCGAATCTGATGACGGAAATGAGCGGCGCCACGAGCGTCGAGACCGTTGCAGGCGCGTTCCGGGAAGCCGTTGCCGATGGGAGCGTCAAGGCGATCGTTCTCAACATCGATTCGCCTGGCGGGGTCGTTGACCTGATCCCTGAGTTCGCCAGCGAGATCATGGAAGCCCGCGGCACCAAACCGATCGTGGCTGTCGCGAACACGTTCGCGGCAAGCGCCGCCTACTGGATCGCCAGTGCAGCGGACGAGATCGTCGTTAGCCCGAGCAGCGAAGTCGGATCGATCGGCGTCTACTCCGCCCATGACGACATCAGCGCGGCACAAAAGAAGCTTGGGATCAAGACGACCTTGGTGTCGGCTGCGAAATACAAGGTTGAGGGGAATCCATACGAGCCGCTGAGCGATGAGGCAGAGGCCGAGATGCAGCGCAAGGTCGATGCCTACTACCGCATGTTCGTTGCTGCGGTTGCTGCGGGTCGTGGTGTTCCTGAAAAGACTGTCCTGTCCGGCTATGGGCAGGGCCGGATGGTGATGGCCGAAGACGCGGTTTCGCGTGGCATGGCGGACCGTGTTGCCACCATCGAACAGACGATTGCGCGGCTGGAGCGGAAGCAAGAGCCTGCGCAGACCAACAAAGCCGTGGAGCCGGAGCCCGCTGAGGCCACCACTCCTCTCGAGCCGGAGCCCAAGGCGGCCACCACTCAAACCCGGCAATTCCGAAGCAGAGAGGAGTTCCTGGCATGGATTTCAGGGACCTGAACGAGCTCCGGTCGATCGAGGAGCTCGCGACCTACCAGAAGGAACTGCAGGCGAGGAAGGACGAACTGAACCAGGAGTTCGACGGCCTGCCGTTCACCGACGACGCACGCGAGGAGTACGCTCGCTGCGACGTCGACGAGAAGGAGATCGACAAGCGTGTGACCGAGCTGCGTGCGCGGCTCGAGGACATCACACGGCGTGCGCAGCGGTCGGAACAGCTGGAGCAGACAACGGACGTGTTCCAGACCACGCGGCCTGGCGTCGTGAAGGGAGACGCGATCTACGACCTGTCGACCGTCCGCCGCAGTTGGGACGACCCGTCGGTCGAAGGTTCGCAGCTTCGCGACCGTGCGCTGCGGGCGGTCGAGATCGCGCAGTTCCCGCACGAGCGGGCGAACCGGGAGGACTGCCAGACGCACGTTGAGCGGCTGGTTGCCCGGATCGACGACGAGCAGGGCACATTCAGCCGCTACCTGATCGAGACCGGGTCGCCGCAGTATCGGCGGGCGTTCTCGAAGTACCTGGCTGACGGTGGGGTCGCGAACACTCGCACCCCGGCGGAGAACCAGATGCTGCAGCGTGCCGCGTCGCTGACGACGACGGCCGGCGGCTTCGCGGTCCCATTCGTTCTGGATCCGACGGTGATCCCGACCGGGTCGGGTGCGATCAACCCGTACCGGGCGATCTCGAACGTGAAGACGCAGAGCGTCGACGAGTGGCGCGGGGTGTCTTCGGCGGGGATCACGGCGGCGTTCCAGGCGGAGGCGGCGGCGGTAACGGATGCTGCTCCGACGCTGGCGCAGCCGACGGTGTCGACGGAGATGGCGCGCGCGTTCGTGCCGTTCTCGATCGAGATCGGTCAGGACTGGGGCTCGTTCGCCTCGGAGATGGCGTCGATGATCCAGGACTCGAAGGACGTGCTTGAGGCGACGAAGTTCGCGGTCGGATCGGGCACGAACGAGCCGTTCGGCGTCATCACCGGCGCGACGACGGTGTACACGGCGGCGGGCACGAACGCCCTCGTGGTGGCGGACGTCTACGGTGTCCACAACGCGTTGGGGCCTCGGTTCCGGGCGCAGGCGGTGTGGACGTTCAACAACGCGGTCACCGATCGGATCCGGCAGCTCGACACCGCCGGCGGCGCGAACCTGTGGGTGCAGAACCTGCAGTTGCGTTCCGCTGCGGTGCCGAACGGGTTCACGGACGGCCGGATGGGCGCCGATCTACTCGGCAAGCCAGCGTATGAGGCGTCGGCGCAGTCGGGGACGTTCACGACCGGCCAGCTGATCGGTGTGATCGGCGATTACGGCCGCGGCTACGTGATCGTCGACCGGATCGGTTTGAACATCGAGACGATCCCGCACATCTTCGGCGCAGCACAGGGGAACCTGCCCACCGGTCAGCGTGGATTGTTCGCGTACTGGCGTGTCGGCGCGAAGGTCGTTGACGCGAACATGTTCCGCACGCTGAAGCTGGCGTGATCGCGATGGCGGCGAAGAAGAAGACCAAGGAAGCCGCGGAGGCGAAGCTCGCGAAGCAGCAGGCCGAAGCGGCTGGCGCTGGTCGTGCGGTCGAGAAGGACCGAACGGAACGGAAAAGTGCTCCTGCCGACAAGGGGCCGGGCTTCGAGACCGAGACGCCGTCGGCGTTGGCGTTGGCGAAGGTCGGCAACCTCGACGGTGAGGACGTGAAGCCGGACGGGTACGAGGCCGCGAGCAAGCACGGCGAGCGCTACCAGGCGGAGAAGAAGAAGCACCGCTGGGGCTGACGCTCTACTAGCCAAACGACGGGGGCGGTTCGCGCCGAGCCACAGCGGTCGAACCGTCCTCGTGTCCCCCGTGGGGGCTGGCGGCGCCGACCTCACCGGCCCAGTCCAGCCCCCGCTCCCATGAAGGAGGAACGCAATGCCGAGTACAACCACAGACCGAAACAAGAACATGGTCGCCGCACGCGAGGCGATCGTGATCAACGTCGGCGGAAGGCCGACCGAGTACCGGAAGATCACGGTGCGGGACAAGCGGTCGGGCGAGATGAAGGAGATCCTCGACACCGACAACGACCCTGTCGACCCCGGGGATCCAGGCACGCCTTACGCGTTCAAGGCGTTCCAGCGGGTGCACAAGAGCCACCCGGCGGTGAAGGAGTGCCCGGGCGCGTTCGTCGGCGCGGACGAGCTCGACGAGGACAGCGAGTGATCCCATTCGACTGATGCGGGATCTTCTCGTGATCTTGAACCCGCGCCGGATCGGCGAGTGCATGCGCGCGTTCGCCGAGCTGGCGATGGATCGGCTCTGGCTGAGGAACATGGACGAACTGGACATCGAAAAGAGCTGGCCAGAAATCCTCGGTGCGGCAAGCGCGTACGACCGGATGATCCTGATCAGCGACGATGGAGTTGTCCGCCAGCACGCGCTCGACGCGGTCGTTGAGCTACTCGACGATGGGCGCCCGGTCGTGACCGGCTATTCAAACCTGGACGCGACCGACTTCCGCGTCAACCTGAACCGTGCACCGCTTCTCGAGCAGTCCGAGCCAGATGAATACGACTTCTACACGCTCGGTGAGGTGCTTTGCTGGCCAGACCGGGCCGTGCCGACGACGTTCTGTGGGTTCGCGCTTACCGGCATGAGCCACGAGCTCTGGTCGCGGTTCCCGTTCAACGCGAACTACGGCTCCGACTTCAGCCTTTCGAGGCGGCTAGGTGCACAGGGGATCCCGATTGTCGGTGCGCGCGACGCGTTCGTCTGGCATGTCAAGGAGAAGTGGAGCCAGCGCGACCAAGACCCGCGCAAACGGTCGCATGTTGCGCTGTATCCCGGCGACGGGTCGGAACCCGCGGCGATCGAGCTTGAGGTCGTGCAGTGAAGCCGTACGGGATCCACGAGACGGCGGTCGTCGGGTCGCCGCCTGAGCATCGGGACTGGCAGTTCGGCGACCGGATGTTCTATCCCGAAATCCATGAGACGGCGCGGGTGAACGCGTTCTGCACGATCGACGCCGGGCTGCACAAGCCGACGCGGATCGGCCCTCGCACCTTCTGCATGGCACGGATACACGTAGGGCACGATGCGCAGATCGGCGCTGACTGCGAGCTCGCGCCCGGGACGGTAATCGGCGGCCACGCCGTATTGGAGGACGGGGTGCGCTGCGGGATCGGCGTGCTCGTGCTGCCGTTCAAGCATGTCGGTGCGGGCGCAAGGCTCGGCGCTGGCGCGGTCGTGACGAAGGACGTCCCGGCCGGTGAGGTGTGGTGCGGCAATCCGGCGCGCAAGCTCGTGAAGAAGGCAACCGGGGTATTCCTGACGGAGTGTGAAGAACGTGGCTGGGACGAATACGCGGAGGCGTTCGCATGAACGGCGGCACGATCGGTGTCTGCAGCGGCGAAGTTGTGCGATACGCCGACTTCTGCCAGGCGCTGACGATCCTCGGCAAGCCCGACGCGACGCGGCTGATCTGGGCGAAGACGAGCGACATTGCTGGCAACTGCAACATGATCTTTCGGAACTTCAAGGGCGACTGGGTTTGGCTGATCGGCGACGATCACGTCTTCGACCCGGCGATCCTGCTGCGGCTGCTCGCCCATGACGTCGATGTGGTGGTGCCGTTGTGTCTGAAGCGGTCGCCGCCGTACGACCCGGTTGTCTACTCGCACCAAAACGCCGACGGACACTACGTCGGCCAGACGGACATGCCGGAGCACGGCCTGGTCGAGGTGTACGCGTGCGGCCAGGCCGGAATGCTGATCCGCCGTGAGGTGATCGAGGCGATCGAGGATCCGTGGTTCGAGATGCACGGCGGCCCGAACGAAGACCTGAACTTCTGCGCAAAAGTCCGCGACGCCGGGTTCCGGCTCTGGTGTGACCTAGACAGCCTGCTCGGCCACATGGCGTCGCACACTGTCTGGCCTGCCTATCGCGAAGAGGGCTGGCACGCCGACCTCCATGTCGATCACCAATTGACGTTGCCGCTGCGACGCTACGTGAAGGAGCCGGAATGCGTCGCCTGATGATCAACCTCGCGCACGGCGAGATCCTTGATGTAGGCATGGAGTGGTACGGCGAGTTCATCTGCGCGCCCAGCTACGCGCGCGAACTACTCGCCGGCGGGATGACGCGCGTCGACGGACGTCAGGGATGGCTGTCAGTGATCGAGGAGTTCGAGAACGCGGTGCAGTTGCGGTGGACGTTTACGGGGCAACCGTCGCGTGTGGCGTCGCCGCTTCGGAGGGCAGCGTGAGCCACGCGCTTCGTCTGGTGCTAGGTGGCAGTGCGAAGGTGTTCTGCGTTCACGACCGCGAAAAGCGAGTCGTTACCGATCCAGAGCATGTGCGGTTCCTGGGCAGCGTCCTCGGCCTGGAGTACGACGCGCGGCGGCACAAGCTCCAATTGTGCGCCTGCTGTCAAAACCTGTTCCCGACGTTCGATGACACGCCGCAGCTATGTGCCCCCTGTAGAGGCCGGAACGTTCACACGCTCGCGGCGTCCGTTCCTGACCCGATCGAAGGAGCGATCTGATGGCGAAGACCTACCAATGCACCAATCCAGCCTGCACGCTCGGCACACCCGGCCAGCCGGGGCTATTCACGGGCGGAATGTCGAAGGAACAGGCGACGCTGCTGACCGGCAATCCCGAGCCCGACCATCACGGTCCCGGCGTATGCCCAAACTGCGGTCAGCCAGGGAAGGAGGCGAAGTAGATGGCCCAGATGTGCCCGGACGAGGGTCTTGATCTCTGGCTCGGCCAGTTCCCGCTCTCAACCGTCAAGTACACGTCACCGCTGAACCTCTGTCTGTTCACATCGCAGACAGCAACGACGGTGATCACGCACGCCCAAACGCTCGCGAACATCACTGAGACGACCTACACCAACTACGCCCGCCAGTCGCTCGCCGCCGCAACCTGGGGTGCGCTTGCTGAGCGGCCAACGAACCTTGGCCGCCAGTCGACCTATCCGCAGGTGACGTTCCCAACGGTCGGCGCGACAGGTGCAACGATCAACGGCTTCCACATCACGAACAACGCCAACACCGTTCTTTTCCCCGGCCAGGCGAACTTCGACGACGGACTCGCTGTGGTGTTGGCAACAAACGATGTCTTGAAATGCACGCCAACACTCGCTCTTTTGCATTAGATGCCGATCGGTACGCCAGTTAACCTCGGGTCGAGCGCGATCTTTGACGCTGGGTCGACATCGATCAACCTGCCGATCGTGGGTTCGGTCGCAGTCGGGGAGAAGATCCTTGTCTTCGCCGGCACCGTCACGGCCAGTACGACGGTTACGAACGTCACCGACACGGGGAGCAACACTTACACGGTTGATGTCTCGGCGAACGCGACCCAAAACGCGTGTTTCTTTATCAGCTCGGCAGAGTGCACCACCGCGCTTGAGGATACCTTCGCGGACGCCATCACCGTCACCTTCAGCGGTTCGCGCACCAACCGTCTGATCGCGGCCGTCAAGGTTAGCGGGCTCGCCACCTCGAACGCGTTCGATAAGTCGGCAACAAGCAACGGTACGGTCAATACCTGGACGTCGAGCGCGACACCGGCGACGACGCAGGCGGACGAGATCGTTGTCGGCGGCTGCACCTACAACGCGGCTAGCGCGTCATCGAACACGCCGGACACAGGGCTAACCGAGATTCACGACTTCGGCACCTCCGACTTCGTGTTTCTGTTCAGTGAGTACAAGATCGTCAGCGCAACTGGCGCCCAAACCGTTAGCGGCACGGGAACGAATGTCAGCCAGGTCTGGAACGCCGCTGCTGCGACCTATAAGGCCAGCAGCCCACCGTCCGCGTCGCCGCCGCTGAGGACGGTGCGGAGCAACCTCCGCCAAGGCTAAAGGAGAACCGATGGCACGCTACTCAGCAGGCGCTCGTACAAGCGCGGGTTCTACGACGCTGCCGATCATCAGCCTTTACGCCGCCGCGGCAGTGGACGGGCACATCCGCGAGATCGGCGTCACTAACACAACCGTGACCGCGGTAGCGTTGAAGCTGATCCGGTTGACATCGACGGGGACGCAGGGCGCCGCGCTGACCGAGACATCGCATGACCCGGCCGGCGCCGCGTCATCGTGCCAGGCGTTCAACACCCATTCCGCGAACCCAACACTGGGCGGTGATCTTGGCTACAACGTGACGCTGGGTGCCGCGATCGGATCAGGGGTGATCTGGACGTTTGGCGGCGACCTTGGACTGATGATCCCAACCGGTGTCGCTAACGGCCTGGGTGTGATCGTGGCCACCGGGACAGGGCAAATCTGCGACGCGTGGATCGTATGGGAGGAGTAACTCAATGGCGCGGCTAGTGACATCCGGTGGTGAGCTTCGCGATCACATCACCGTCGACATTGGCTCTCCTGACGGCTATTCCGCGGGCGCGGCTGCGACGGCTACGGAGACGACCGTGGTGCGGACTGGTGTTTCTACAAAGTGCGCGGGGACAGCAGCGAACACGTCGTTTCGGGCGTTTCCGCTGGGAACGGTGGCGCTCGGCACGAGTATCTTCTTCCGCGCCTACGTCAACTTCAGCGCCCTCCCGTCAGCGACGAAGAAGGTTGCGGCGATCGTCGGTGGCGCGGGCGGCGTCACCGCTCTTGTTTCGGCGCGGCTGACGTCGGCCGGGCTACTGCAGTTGTGGAACGACGTCGCTGGAACACAGATCGGCTCTGACAGTGTGGACGTCCTCGCTGTTGACAGCTGGTATCGAGTCGAGCTGAAGCTGACGATCGGTACGGGCGCAGTCGATGACGCGGAGCTTCGGCTTGCCTTGCCGAGCGACCAATGGGATGCAGTGGGAGCCACGATCGCAGCGACCTCCGCGGTTTCTATCTCGGACGCGGTGCCAACACAGGCGCGTGTCGGCTGGATCGACGCGCCCGGCGTCACCTCAAACCTGTTCTTCGATGACTGCGCGGTCAATGACTCGACGGGAACGAACCAGAGCACATGGCCCGGCGGCGGCCAAATCAGCCTCGTCCTTGGCCTTGTCGCCGATGCGAAAACGGGCTGGCCAGACTGCCGCAACTCAGAGGCATATGACGTTGCACCTGAATTGCTGGATGCGCTGGGACGCATGCCCCCGACGGCGCACGCAGACTCGACAAGCGACACGACGGGACATCAAGTGCGGACGGCGGTAACGTCGGCGGGTCAGCATTTACAGGTGATGCTCGACTCGTACTCGCGTTATGGGCTAATCGGAAACGTGATCTGCGATGAGGGCGGCGCCTCAGATGAACTAGTCGGACCATCGGCGACGCTCGCTCGTGTTGCATGGTCATTCTTCATGGTCGGCACGGTCGACTATGCCGAAGTCTTGTTGAAACGGCTCGGTTCACCAACCGATGACTTGATTGTTGAACTCTTGACCGACACGGGGTCGAATAACCCTTCCGGAACGGTCCTTGCGACAGCGACGCTCGCAGCAGCAGGCATCACTACCGCGGCGTTTGGCGCCTGGTATCGCCTGCCAGCATGGGACGTACCGCTCACGACGGGGCAGCGGTACTGGTTGGCCTTCCGCCGTAGTGGCAGCTACGACAACGCGAATGTGATCGCCGTTCAACGGCTAGACACGCGAGTCGGCAACCACCAAGTCGCGTCTTATGTGGACCCGACCGGTTGGAGTGGCGCTGGCGCGTATTCAAAGCCGGGGATGCGTCTCTACAACACGCAGGGCTACGCAACTGTGAAAGTGTTGCAGTCATGTGTGCTGCATGGTGAGGCGATCGCGACCGGAACGAAGACGGGGACTGTGCAGCTTACCGCTCGCCCCGCGGAACCGTCAGTAACAACCTTCGACTTCGGTAACAACGTTGGCGCGGCGGGGACATACCCGACGAACTGGCGTTGGAAGCGTGGCAACGTCACCTACGACTACAACCCCAAGTCGTCAGCGTACAGCCCGACCATAGTGGTGGAGAAGACGGACGGGACAACTCGGGTCGCGTTGACAGCTTTTCTGGGCGCGATGTTGGAGTTCACGCCGCCCCCTTTTTAGGTTGGCAGCAATTCCAGAAGACCAGTGACTCAACGCTGTGGTGGGCGAAACGCGCTGCCTCCACGATCGACGCGATGCGCGCGGACGGCGCGACCATCACGGCCAACTCCGGTGACTGGTTGATCTACCCCGATCCGCAAATTACCGAAGGCGAACTGCCGAACACGCTCACGACGGAAACAAACGACAACATCGACACGCTCTACACGCTCTTGTAGATGAGTACGTTCAGAAGTAACGGTCCTCCCGCCTTCGGTGCTGACGGTCGGGAGAAAGCAGCACCGACATAACGGTGATCGTTATGAAGAACGGGAGGACCGATCGAGAGGATAACCGCTAGATGGCCCTGGCGACGAAGAAAGGAACGTTCAATTGTCCCACCGCGGTGACGAATCCCTTCACCGTTAGCGGAGTCGGGTTCCAACCACTGGCAGTGATCTTGTGGTCGGCGTTCAACACCGCCGAAGGTAACGGAGTGCGCGCGAATAGCACTTTCGGGATCGCCACAGGATCGACGCAGCGCGTCACCCTTGCCGGCTGTTCCGATGATGCTGTCGCTGCATCGAATACCGGCAAGACATCACGGACAACAGCTGCTTTCGTTGGCCTCTCGAACGGGACACCAACCGTGGACTGCATCGCCGACTTCGTAGCTTTCACCGCCGATGGGTTCCAACTCAACTACAGCGACGCGGCCGGGGTCGCGAATCAGGTCGTTCACTACTTCGCGATAGGCGGGACGGATTTGAGTAACGCATTCGCGGGTTCGTGGACGATAGTGCGAACCACCGCTGGCACGGAGGCAACGACCGGGGTCGGGTTTATGCCCGATGCTGTCCTGTTCTTCTCCGCCACTTTCGCGGCACCCACGACGGCCGTCGACGACCAAATCTCAATCGGATATGCGATCCGCCAAACCGGGGAGCAGGGATCAATCTACTGGTTCGACAACGACGCCACGACCGCGATCGACCTCGCCCGCTACCAGAACTCGACGCACTGTCTGGCGTTGGCGGCGGCGACAGCGGTGACTGAGGGTACAGCCACGATGTCGAGTTTCGACTCGGATGGATTCACGCTGAACTGGGATGATCCCGTGTCCGCCGCCAGCCGGGTCTTCTACTACCTCGCCCTGAAGGGCGGCAACTACAAGGGTGGAGTCGGCACGCAGCCAGCGACGAACACGACCACGACGCACACGACGGGGTTCCAGCCGAAGGGGACATTGGTGTTCGGGACGGACGCGACCGCGGACGGGCAAACCAGCGTGAACGGCGACCGGATGTTCATGTTCGGCGCCTCAGACCGCGGCTCGCAGGGAACACCCGCCGAAGGCGTGATCGCGAACGTCAACCGCGACGACTCCGCCACCGCCGCGAACGCAGTTGCCAAGAAACGACACCTGACAAGCGCGACGGCGACGATGATCAAAACGTCCGGCACCTCTATTGTGACCGCCGGCGACGCGAGCCTCACCGCCACCTCCACCAACGACTTCACATTGACCTGGACAGGCGTCGACGCGACGCAACGCCAGTTCTTCTGGTTGGCGTTCGGTGACACGCCGCCGCCGCCTGTCCCGCCAGTGTTCGCCTTGACAGCGGAGACACGGACATAGCCCGCCTACACAAGATTCAGCAGTACACGCGGCCGGAACTGGTCAGAGTCTCGCAACTGCTGGCGGCGCTTGAACCTTCCGCTGGCGGCCCGGTCACCTATACCAAGGCGGGTGCGCTGATAGCGGGGACGGTTACCGCTGGCGCTGACGCGTTCTCGGCGACCGAAACGGGAGCATTGTTGGCCTCTGGGCTCTCGTCTGGGACGGATGCCGCTACATATGCGGAGATGGGTGCGCTACTTGGCGGTTCGCTGCTGAGCGGCGCGGATGTCTACACCGCAGCCGAAACCGGGGCGCTTATAGCTGGGGCTCTGCTGGCGGGCGCGTCGCAGAAGATCGGTGGCGGCAAGACTGGCTCGCTGACCGCGGGGACGCTCACTGCAGGCGAGGACGCGGCCACTGTTAACCGAACCGGCGTTCTTGTCACCGCTGCGCTTTTGGGGGGCGCGGACGCGTATACGAGCGCCGAAACAGGGGCCCTTGTCGCTGCAGCGTTGACGGCCGGCGGGGATGCCTACACGGCCGTGGAGACAGCCACCTTGGCCGCAGGCAGCCTGCTTGCTGGCGCCGATGTTCGTATCGCTGCGGAGGCGGGTTCGCTGCTCGCGGGGGCGCTGCTCGCGGGGGTCTCGGCGAAGGAGGCCGGCGCCAAGTCCGGCTCGCTCACGACCGCCGCGCAAGTGCGGGCCGCCGACGTTGTCGAGTACAGCGAAACTGGTGCGCTGATCGCGAGTGCGCTCACTTCCGGCGCAGATGCTCGCACGGCGGCGGAGACGGGTGCGTTGGTCACGGGCGCGTTGCTGCTCGGCGCCGACATCTACACCGCAATCAAGACCGGTGCCTTGTTCGTTGCCGCCCGGTTGTTCGGGACGGGGACGAAACGGGTGCCACCGCCGTTTCTTGAGGGCGGCGAGGTCTCCCTGGGCGTGGACGGGTTCGCAAGCAGCATCCGCGGTGACGGGCGCCCACAGTCGAGCGGCGCGGACGCTGCCGCCTCAACCGCCGAGCTGGAAGGCACTCCCGCTTCGATCGGAGTCTGAGTGGCCGAGCACATCCTGAAGAACACGAGCGCGACCTTGAGGATCACCTTCTCCGCTGGTGACGCTGATGCAGGGGTCACGATTACGGTCACTCGCGCCGACGGGACAGCGATAGCGACGAACGCCGCAACGACGGACTCGGGCGTCGGCGTCTACACCTACGTGCTGCCTGTCCAGTCGGAACTCGATTCGCTGACCGCCGTCTGGACGGGTGCGTGGAGTGGGATAACTCAGTCGATTACCACGTATGCGGAGATCGTCGGCGGGACGTTGTTCACGCTCGCCGATTTGCGCGCATTCGGCGACAAGGCCCTTGTGAGTCCGACGACGTACCCGGACACGGATTTACGCGCCGCGCGTGACCGGATCACCGATCTGTTCGAGCGAGTCTGTCGCGCGTCGTTCATTCCGCGCTTCTACCGTGAGACCCTGGATGCGTCCGGCAACTTGCGGATGTGGCTGAGCAAGAAACGCGTCACGCGTTTGATCTCGGTGACCGTAGACGGCACGGCGCAGGATCTCTCCCTGATCTCTGTCTACAACACTGGGCGGATCGAGCGGGACGCCTGGTTCTCATCGTCGAACCGCCGCTCGGTCGTGGTCGCATACGAGTACGGATGGCCGTCGCCGCCGCCCGACATCCAGCGCGCCGCGATGACCCTTGCCCGCTACGAGCTCGTCACGAACGATATCTCGGATCGGATGATCGCGTTCGAGAACGATCTTGGCTCTGTCCGCTTGTCGGTTCCGGGCCGAAACTTCCCCACCGGCATCCCGATCGTCGATGCAACCCTGGCACGCTACGACGAGACGGAGCCGGTGGGGATGCTCGTCTAAATGGCCTCCTCGACCGTGGCAACGTTCCTCTCAACCCTGCGCACGAACCTCGCGGCGCGCCCCGGCCTGTCAGGTGTGCGCGTCGATCTCGTGCCACCGAAGGACCAGTCGCAGATCGAGGCGATTCTGCTGATGAGCGGCAGGATCGCTGGCGAACAGACGTATGAGGGTGCGGCGATGGGACGGCGGCGCGACACCTACAGGATCCCGGCGAAGATCGACACGTTCGCGTCCGGGGCGGACATCGAGGCGGCGTTCCAGACGGGAATGGATCGGGCGGCGGCGATCCTCGACGAGGTGATCCTCGAGCTTCGCGACAACAAGCCTGTCGTCGGTACAGCGATGTTGCAGGCGCTTGTTACCGACATCGGATACACGGCGCTGGCGCCGGACGACGGCGGGATTGTTGCGCGGTGTGATTTCACGATCGAGTACGGGGCGCACGTCGCCTAACGAAGGAGGAGGAGGTATGGCAACACTCACGACGCAGAACATCACTCGGGCCGGACTGAACGAGTCGTTCACGGCCGCGGCTGGCGGCGGCGACGCGATGGAGGTCGGCTCGGGGATGTTCTTGTACATCAAGAATGGCGGCGGCTCGCCGATCACCGTCACCCTCACGGTTCCGTCCGGTAGGACGTATGAGCCGAATGTGGCGATCACGTCGCCGGCGATCTCGGTGACGAATGCGCAGAACCGGATGGTCGGGCCGATCGACGCGGGGACGTTCGCGGATCCGACGACGGGGCTTTGCACGATCACCTACAGCGGCGTCACGTCGGTGACGGTTGGCGCCTTCAAACTTACCCAGCCCTAGGAGACGTTCATGAGCAAGTACTGGATCGCGTCCGAGGAGGGCGCACAACTGTATGGGGCGGAAATCGGGAGCGAAGTGGAGTTGAAGCTCACCGCCGAGCAGGAGCGTGCGCTGCTCGCCGCCGGATGGCTCGACGAGAAGAAGTCGAAGGAGGCGAAGAAGTAGATGGCGATCGGACCACTTACTGACGGTTACGTACTCATCAACGGTGTTGTCCTCTCCGATCACGCGAACAAGATCACGGTCGAAGACACACGCGACACCGTCGACATCACAGCGTTCGGTGCAACGAGCAAGGCGGTCACGAAGGGTCTCGGTGACGCGAAGATCACGATCGACATGTACCAGGACTTCGCTGCCGGCAAGACCCACGCGACCTTGCAGCCGCTGATCAGTTCAACAACGCCCGTGACAGTTGAGGTACGTCAAACGAGCGGAGCCCGCTCGGCGACGAATCCGGCTGCTGTGATGTCGGCCTTGTTGATGAACTACAACATGATCGACGGTGGAATCGGTGAAGCGTCGATGATCACGGCCGAGTTCGTGAACGCCTCGCAGGCCGGTATCACCTACCCGACCGCGTAGATGGCGGACACAATTGAGGTGCGTTTTGAGGGTGTTGCCGAGACGGTTGCGGCGTTCAACGAGCTCGGAAGTTCCGCGAAGCGCACTGTCCAGACAGGGTTGAAGAAGGCAGCCGAGCCGGTTGCTGCGTCGGCACGCCAGAAAATTTCTCGCTATCGGGGCGCGTCATTGAGCACGATCGTACCGCGGTCGGCGGGTATGTCGGTGTTCGTGACGCAGCGAGCACGGGAGGTGACAGGGATACGCGGCGACTACGGCGAATTGCAGATGACCCGCGGGATGATCCCAGCGCTCGAAGAGAACGAAGGTGCTGTTGTTGCGGCGGTCGACGCGGCGCTGGATGACCTAATCAGCGACGCAGGGTTCTAAGGAGGAACGATGGCAGACGAAGTCGGTCTCAAGATCGGCGGTGTGCTGTACCCGCCGCCCACCGGGTACACGCTCGGTGAAGCGCGGACGATCAAGCAAATGACGGGACTTGAGCTACCCGCGTTTGCTGCGGAACTGGAGCGGATCGCTACAGCGAACGAGGCGGCGCAGAAGACAGGAGCGCCGACGGAGATGAACTCGGACGCGTTCACCGCGTACGTGTGGGTGTCGATGCACCGCGTCAACCCATCCGTGACACCCGGGGACGTAGACAACCTCGACTTCTCCGAGATCGACGCTATCGGTGCAGAACGCCCCCCGGCCGTGGCGGGCGAAACGCCCGCGAGCGGTTCCAGTTCGGAGACCTCTGCCGCCGAGTCGAACGGTTCGCAGGAGTCAAGCTCGGATGTGATCCCGTTCTCTTCTGGAATCCCGCAATAGGCCACTGGTTCCCAAGCGTGCATTGGCGCGACATGGAGGACTGCTTCTTGGACTGGTACGGCGGGATGGCGCAGACGATCGAGAAGGCGGCGAAGTAGCGGATGGGTAAGAAAATCGAAGTTGAGATCGTCGGCCAGGCCGCATCGTTCGTAAGAGCGACGAGAGAGGCGGCTGGAGCGGCGGGGAAACTCGACGGGCACTTTTCCCGTGTGCGCGCCGCCGCCGGTGTCGCGGGCCTCGCGATCGGTGGTGCCCTGGTCGTCGCTCTGAAGGATTCTGTTGCTGCGGCGGAGGCGGGGCAGGTCTCACAGGCGGCACTCGACACTGCGCTGCAGAACACGGGGCAGTCGCTCGACAAAACAAAATCAGCGCTGGAGGCCGCGGAGGCGGCGAGCCGGAAACTCGGGTTTGCGGACAACGACACAAGGGACTCGCTCGCTCGGCTTGAGATGGTCACCGGCAACACGAAGGCCGCGATTAGCGACCTCGCGCTGGCGGAGGACATCGCCCGCGCCAAAGGCGTTGACCTGGAGTCGGCAACGAAGATTGTCACGCTGACCCTGGCGGGAAGCACGAAAGCAGCGAAGCAGCTCGGCGTCGCTGTTGTTCCCGTGACGAAGAACATGGACGCGTTGAAGGCGAAGTACAAGAAGCTCGGAGAGGCAATTCCCGCGGCGGAAGCGGCACAGGCAAAGCTGCTCGACAAGCAGGCGACTGGGGCGGCGACGATTCAAGCGTTGACGGACAAGGTCCACGGCCAAGCGGCGGCGTATGCGGACACTGCCGCTGGAGGGATGGAGCAGTACCACGCGCAGATGGAGCATTTGCAGCAGACAATGGGCGCCGGGTTGCTGCCAGCATTAACGGCGATCGCGATGAAGCTGAGCTCGGTCGCTACCTTCCTCTCCCAGCACAAGACAGTGACGATGGCGCTCGTGGTCGGGGTTGGTGTACTGACGGTTGCGATGCTTGCTCTCAGCGTTGCGACGACGATTGCGGCCGCTGCGGAGATGGCGTTTTTGCTGCCGGTTATCGCTGTCGTCGCCGCGATTGCGTTGCTCGCTGCTGGGCTGATTCTTGCCTGGCAGCACTCGGAGACGTTTCGCGCCATTGTCATCGGCGCGTTCGACGCGGTGAAAGAGGCGGGCGAGCAGATCGCCAGTTTCGTGACCGATACGATCCCGGCCGCGTTCCAATCAGTCATTGACTGGTTGAGTTCTAACTGGCCGATTATCGCCACCATCATCGCTGGCCCCTTCGCTCCCCTCGTCGCGTTAGCGACTAACGCGTTCGGAATCCGAGACAAGTTGCTGGAAGCATTCGACGCCATCCTCGCCTTCACAGCCACGGTCTGGGGAGAAATCAAGACCGTTATCACGACGATCTGGGACGCAACCAGCGCCGCAGTGATGGGAATCGTCAATGCGCTCGCGCTTGCCCTGTCGACAGCTTGGAACGGGATTAAGTCCGCCCTGGCCGCGATCGTGGAAGCAACCAAGACGGTGATCATCACCACCTGGGAAGCAATCAAGACAGGTGTCGCAACGGTCGTCGACGCGATCGCGACGGTCGTCTCAACAGAATGGAACGGGATCAAGACGACAGTCTCAACGATTGTGCATGCAATTGAGACGATCGTCACTGCGACCTGGGGTGCGATCAAAATCACCGTGACCAACGAGGTAAACGGATTGAAGACAGCGGTGGGTCTCGCGTGGAGCGCGGTCAAGAAGATCGTCGCGGACGCTGTCGGGCCGATCAGCACTAGCGTTGATGCGATCGTGGGTGTGTTTCAGGCGGTCGTCGATGTCTTGCAAGCCATCATCGAGGCGGCCCAAGACGCGATCGGCTGGCTGGGCAAGATCCATGCGCCTCATATTTCGCTTCCGAGCATTCCGCATCTCGCAAGCGGCGGGATCGTCACTCGGCCGACACTCGCGCTGATCGGCGAACGGGGCCCGGAAGCGGTTGTACCGCTATCTGGTGGCGGTAGCCGGATGGGCGGCGTGACCGTGAACGTCTACGGAGCAGTTGGCAGCCCCGCCGAGATCGCGCGGGTGATCAAGAACGAACTGGTGAATATCGGGCGGTTGAATGGTGGCAGCGCACTGGGCGGGTACGCATGACGTTCGTGTCGATGGGGCCGAACCTGCCGGAGCTCGAGGTCGCATGGTCACCGACGACGGCGGCGACGGCGACGCCGAGTTATCAGGACATCACGCCTTGGGTGCGTAGCCTCGAGATCAGACGTGGACGTAATGACGAGCTCGCCAGGTTCGAAACGGCAGAAGCCTCCGGTGTACTCGACAATCGCGCGCGCACATTCGACCACGAATACGACTTTGGGCCGTTCTATCCGTGGGAGTTCGTGATGCGCAAGATCCGTGTTCGGGCACGCTGGGATGGCACCATCTACGACCGCTTTGTGGGGTACACCGGGGACGAGTTCCCGCAGCAGTATCCGGCTGGTGGCCGTGACGCGATCGTGCCGTTCACTGCCTATGACGGATTTGGTGTGCTTGCGCTTGCTAGACCATCCCTCGCTTTCTCACGACCCGCCGAACTTTCCGGTGCTCGTATCGCCGCGGTTCTCGACGAGATTGGCTGGCCGGCCGGCGACCGTTCAATCGCTACAGGTGTCGCAGGAGTCTCCGCCTTCGCGGCGGGTACCGACACGAACGCTCTCCAGCATCTCCTCGACGTGAACGATGCCGAAGGCGGCGCGCTCTTCTTCGATCGCTCCGGGATCCTTGTCTTTCAGGATCGTCACCATCGCAACGTAAACGAACGAACCTCGCGATACACGTTCTCAACTGTCGAAAGCGGTAACCCTGGCCTCCACTTCCAAGACATTGATGTGCGCTATGGCGGACGCGTATGGAACGCAGCCCAGATCACCCCCAACTCCGGGAACGTCCAGGAGTGGCTCGACACGAGCAGCAAACCGAACATGTTCCCGCGCGTCTTTACGAAGTCACTGCCGATGTCTTCTGACACGGACGCGCTCGCGCTCGCCCAATACATCGTGCAGATGAACAAGACACCGACTAACCGTTGCTACTCGATGAACCTCGCTGGTGCGGCTGACGCCGTGACGCTCTGGCCCGCGCTCCTTTCGCTCGAGGTTTCGCATCACGTCACCGTCAAGGTCACACCTCCAGCACGAACGGGTACCTACACGTTCGAGCAGTCGATTGAAGGCAGCGATGAGACAATCCTCCCCGGCGATTGGCGGCTCGTGTTCAGGATGTCCCCTGCCGACCTGAACAGCTATTGGACTTTGGGCACGTCGACGCTCGGCGTTGACACGATCCTCGGCTACTAACAGAGAATGATTAGAGACTCTCGCACCCTGTATGGGCCGCAGCCGCATGAGACGGCTGAGCAGATCGAGGCGCACTGGGCCTGGTTCGCTGAGAAGCATGGCCGCTATAACGTGATCCTCGGCGTACGCGAGCCGCCAAGCGAGCTGCGGCAGAGCAAGCAGGTTCTGCAGGCTTATGTGAGCGACTCGCGTTGGGTCGCCGATTGTCCGTGTGGTGGCGGGATCGGTTGTTGGCCCGAGCATGACAAGGGCTGTTGCTACGACTGCCTGACCGTCTACCGGATTGCGTTTCCGTCGCCGAGTGAACGTGCTGCGGCAGAGACGGTATTGCTCGCGCGCCTCGAACCATCGACTCGCAACTGGCGGCCTGACCTTGGCGAAGAACTGATCGACTTGAAGGTCGAGAACGTAACGCATGGGGAGGGGTTGAGTTAGTGAGCGCGTTGACTGCGCGGCTTGCCGCGACGCCATGCGTAGCGGCAGTCCTTAGAACAAAAGAGCCTGTTTCGCGTGATTTGTGGGCGAGTCAGCGGAGCGTCGCACTGTACGCAGTTGCGGCCGGGTTTCCGGCCGCGAGCATCCCACATCTTCACAGCGCGAGCGCGGAGCACGGCTCGCTCTTCCGGATGTGCTTCGACGTACGCACGCCGCGCTTCGCCAATCTTCTGTCTCGTTTGCTCAGAGCGTGGAACGCCTCGCGGTGCGCCGCTCGGTCTGTGCCCTCGCTTGTGGTCGTGCTTCATGTGGCACGAACGGCACATCGCGATGCCGTTGTCAGGATCGAACCGCAGGTCCGGGCGCCGTCGCTTGGGAATCAGGTGGCACGCATCAAGCGCTGTCTGCGTCCCGCACTCCTGACACTTTCCTCCTGCACGGGCAATCACCGTAAACCGCCATGCCCAGAGCAGTTCGAAGTTACTGGCATTGGCCTGAATCGGGACGATGTATGAGAAAGGTAGCGTAGTCATGCTGCCAATCATCTCACATCTTCCAGACGAAGGGGGTGATGCCAAATGGCGTGGACAGAACCCAGGACATGGGTAACTAGCGAGACTGTTACGTCTACCTGACCATCATGAACACTGACGTGCGCGACAACATGCGCGAGGTCTGGCACGAGGTCGCCTACGCGGAGGTGACATCGAACACGACGATCACGGCAACGACTGCGGCGACGGCGAACACGATCGTCACCGCTGGCGCGGTCAGCTTTGATGGCAGCGACCTCGCTCTCGTCGAGTTCAATTCTGGCCGGATCTCAATCGGGACAGCTGGGCAGCTCGTGTTCGAGCTTTATGACAGTTCGACGGGCGTGGGCGAGATGGGCTTCGCGAAGACCTCTGATCGCGACACGCACCAGGTCTACCGCTTCACCCCCTCGAACGCGTCGCACACGTACAGCGTCAGGGCATGGGTCGACACTGGTAGCGCCACGGTCTATGCAGCAGGTGGCGGGAGTGCCGGCAACCTAATCCCAGCTTCGGTTCGCGTGCTGAGGAAGGGCTAGCTGTGAGCGCATGTTCGGATGGACACAACCTGCTGAGCAGCCGGAGATGCCAGTCGAAACCGAGTTCGACGCCGAGCTTCCGGGCCTGGAGGCGTGGCGGCTGCTTTGCCTCCTCAAAGCCGGATACGAGCAGCATCGAGCCGAGCTGCTCGCCGCAAGGACAGACATCGACTTGCATCTCGCGGTGGACCTGCTCGAGAAGAAGCATTGCGACCAGAAGCTTGCGCTGAAAATCCTGCTCTAGCTGAAAGGAGAAACGATGCGGGTTGTTCTCGCCGCTGGTTCGGTAGTGCTCGCGTTGCTCGCCGCCTTTGCGGCTACGGACGTGTCGCAGGTGAAGCTGCTTGCGGCTGCGGTGATCGCGTTGGCCGTTGCGCTGGTCGCTCCGTGACGAAACACGCTGCCGCGCACATCTGGGCGGTGCAGCAGATCGGGAAGCGCGAGGATCCAATGGGGTCGAACACAGGCGGGTTCGTGCGTTTCTGCCAGCAAGCGACGTGGCTCGGCGGAACGAACTGGCCGTGGTGCGTCGCGTTCGTGATGCGCGCGTACGTGCAGGCGGGGTTCAAGTTGCCGTGGCGCGGCGCCGGAGCGTACGCGTTCCTGGATTGGGCGCGCAAGGCGGGCTGGGCGAAGGCGCTCTCGGAGTGCGAGCCGGGTGATGCGGTGGTCTTCAACATCGGTGCGGGACACGTTGGGATGCTCGATGAGCCGTACACGCAGACCGATCCGTATGTGGTGACGGTGGACGGAAACGTGTCGGATTCGGTGCAACGCCGGCGGCGCCACATTTCTGAGGTGCGCGGCTCGATTCATGTTCCGGAGGCGCACAAGGTTGCTGCGGTGAAGCCTCCGGTCTACGAGGTCGTGACGAGCGCGTCTGGGCACGTCGTTGTCGTGTACGTGTCCGGTGCGAAGGCGATCTCGAAGCGGCTGGACAGGATGCTGCGGAGGCACGGGAAGCTGACGATCCGACGCCGCCGAGGGAAACGGTAGGTGCCGGGGATGGGACTTGCCCCCACCCCCGGCAGGGCAGCAACACATGTCCGGCAAGCAATCAGGCGTCGGAAGGAGAAACGTTGAGTGGCAACCAATGGGAACCGCATCTGGCGGTGGCGCAAAGTCGACATCCTGTTCCTGGTCGGCTTGGGGCTGATCGTGTATGGCGCGGCGATCGTGAAGATCGAGATCATCGTCGCGGGCGCGGGGATTTCCGGCATCCCGTTGACGCAGAGAGGGGACAAGCCGTGAGGGAGTTCTTCCGCCACTGGCCGCAAGAGAACCCGCGAACCACGTGCTTGATCTTGGCGACGAACCTGCTCGGCTGGATCCTGACGGTGCTCTCATGTCATTGAAACGGGTCGTCCATGGAGACTGGCTCGTCGTCCGCCACGTCCTGCTCGCCTGGATCGTCCTGTTCACGTTGGCGATCGGCTACTCCGTGCGCACGAACAACAGCCTGATCCGGGAGAACAAACAACGGATAGCCGACATCCAGGAGCAACGGCTCGCGTCGTGCAGGCAAACCTACGAGGGTGTCCGTCAAGTGTTCCTGCCGTTCTTCCCGCCGCCGAAGGGGCGAACGGCCGCGCAGCAGAAGAACCTGGACAAGTTCAACCGCACCGTCGACCGGCTGAAAGGTCGATGCGAAACACAGGTACGAATAGGAGGCGAACATGGCTAACCCCGCAACCAACAACCCGAACGCAACCGCCGCAACCGTGTCCGGCGCGACCGCAGTAGTCCTCGTCTACCTCCAAGGCATCTTCGGCCTCGACGTCCCCGTCGAAGTCGCCGCCGCCGAGACCACGCTGGTCATCGCGCTGGTGCTGTTCATCGGCAGGCTCTGGCCGAAGCGTCAATAGCGGTTCTTCGCCGTCAGCTTGCTGTGCTCGAAGCAGAGCTGGTAGCTCCCCTTCGACGACAAGATCCCGTAGTACCAGCACGTCTGCTTGAACCCCTGAACCTCGGTCACGTTCGTCCGTTCCGGCTTCCCGAACCGTGCGCGGACGACGCTCGCCGGTGTGCCGATCTTCAACGCGGCGAACGCCTTCGGGTCGACCTGCGCCGAGGAGCGGTCGCTTTTCTCGCCGGCTGAGCCGAGGCCGACGATCACGGCGATCACGACCGCCACGACGAAGAGGCCGCTGAGGATCAACAGCCACTTGAGCGTCTTGCCGACGCCACGGGCAATCCTCGTCATTTCGTCCAGCCGTTCAGGTACACGGCGATCGCGGCCGAGTCACCCTCGACGCGGGTGTATCCCCACGAGTACTCGACGCGGCCGTTAGTGCTCGGCACGATTGCGTAGGACCAGTTTCGTTGCGCGTCGCGGGGAAGCTGCGCGACCGACTGCGCAACGAGACCTTGAACGCGTGTGCCCCACCAGGCACCATCAGCGGGAAAGTTCGGTGCATCGGGCCCTCCGAGGCAACAGTTAGATCCTGGTGGCCGGACGTGCGCGAACACGGCGGCGGTGCCGTCGTTGAGGCCCTTGGTGAGGACGGCCTTGAACGCGAGGACGACGCCGGTCGCGTCGGTGGGTACTCCGTAGGGGGTGAGGTCGAGGGTGCGGTAGCGGGCGACGTGGCGGGGGGCGTTTCCGTCGTCGGGAACAATGATGGTAGTGCCATCGTCTGTGCTGGCGGTGTCGACCGCGACGAGGGTGACGTTCGGTGGTAGTAGCACGGAGCGGGTCGCCTCGACGCCAGTGGAGCGGGCGACGGCGGTTGCCGCGCCGCTGGCGGTGAGTAGGGCGATGAGGATGGTCAGGATCGCTTTCATGCGTGAGACTCCTTTTCCTGTGGACAAGTCTGTGGATTTACGGTTGTCATCTTGCATCACGGGTCGCGATCGTTTAGAAGTGGCTTGAAGCGGCACCCTGCGGCCCGCCTAAACCAAGACAACCCGTTTGGTCGAGGAGGGATCCGTATGGCAGGCACACCTGAAGAACAACGTCTCGAGGTGGCAACCATGGAACTCATCCGCGTTGCATGGCGGTTACGAGCCGCTGTAGGTCATCTCGAAGAGTTCGTAGCTCAGCAACGAGAGATTTCTGGTCTTCTAGGAGAGGTTGGAGCTGCTCTAAGGCCACCGAAGCCCGCGCACCTGTCGCTGCCAGAATCTCGATTCCCTCTGCGAGTTGTCGCTGGATCTGGTCCATAGCGGTTTCCTTTCGAAACGCCTCCTCGGGCCAGCTCGAAAGGGCAGCGAGCTTCTGCTGATAGGGCCTGCTGATGTTCCCCCGGGCGTTGGCCCACCTGTTTACGGTCTCTCGAGGAGCGTTGAGGGCTAATGCAAGCCGTTGCTGCCAATCCCCTTCCGTCCCGAGGCGGTCCGCGATCACCCTCAGGCGATTCGGCAGGCTCAGCTCCCGCCACTCGTTTCTCGTCACGTGACGCACTTTCCCGCATAGAGCGGGGCCTGTAAAGAGACGCTGGACTTGACACGTGACGACCCGTGACGTATAACACGTCACGTGACGCCCCGTACGCAAGTTCAGCGGCTGCCCCTTCACGAACGAATCGTCTGGGCCAGGAAGCGGAAAGGCCTCTCGCAGGAGCGGCTGGCCGAGAAGATCGGCACCTCGCGGCGGCACATGATCCGGATCGAGAAGGGCCGCGAAAATGGCGGCCATCGTCCCGGCCCGGAACTGATCGCTCGGATCGCGGAGGCGACGGGTCAGCCTGTCGCGCTGTTCGCGGACGACGAAGAGGAGGACGACGACTTGGCCGCCTCGCTCGTCGGGATGTTTCGCACTGTCATACGCCGCGAGATGGCGTCGCTGCAGAACGATGAGGTGGTCGCGTGATCTATGCGATCCAAGCCGTGAACGGGGGTCCGATCAAGCTTGGGCTCTCTGTGCATCCAGACAAGCGGCGCAGCACTCTTCAAGGTGCGCACTACGAACCGCTCCGGCTTCTCGCTGTTCTGCCTGGAACAGTGGCCCAGGAACGCGAACTGCATAAGGAACTCGCAGACGACAGGCTTCGGGGCGAATGGTTCAAGGACACACCTCGCGTCCGTAAGGCGATCAAATGCCGCGAGCATGCCATCACTGGCGGGCCACGCGAGCAGTTGGAGTTCGCTGCTGAGCACATCGGTTTCGCTGCTGACGCGATCGGTCGTGACAATGCCGATGCGGCTGTCGATTGGCTGGCATTCACTACTCGCTCGCTACGGGAGCTGCTGCGGCGATGACGGTCACGTCGTTTCTATTCAAAGCAGCGCGCCTCTCCGCCGACGCGCGCGCGATCAGGCGCGGCCCCAAGGCCACCGGGAAACGGCTAGTCCGTAAAGGGATCGGTCGGGCCTGGGGTCGCGCCTGGGGAGGTTGGCCGCGGTGACGGTTGTTGCGCGGATCGAGCGGACGGTATCGACTGACGAAGCGGTTGAACTGATCTGGGAACGTGTGCTCGCTGGTGAGTTCGCCGATTCAGCTGAAGCTGCTCGTGCGATGTGGCACTCGTTTTCCTTCGCCGCAGACGACAGAGATTTTCTTGCACTCTACGGTCTGATCGAGCTCGCGAAGAAAGAACAGCGCCAAACGCGGAGCTATGAATCTCCGCGACCTGCGCTTGGCTGGGGCGTCCCGCATGGCAGAAAGTGGGACCAGTACATCGCGCTCACATGGGTCTATGCAGGCGCGGATGGTTCAGCCAAACCGTTGTTTGATTTCGATGATGCGGATGTGGCGGCGTTCACGGTCGCATGGGCCACTGCTGAGGATGCAGCTCGGCGCCGTCGCGAGTTCGGAGAACTGATAGCGCGCCATCTCAAGGAACACGAGGTTAAGCGCGTCCGTGATCTTCCGCTAGCAGTTCTTGCGGAGGTCAATCAGGCTGCACTTGAGGCGATGGGGAGACAACCATGAGCGTCGCCGAGCTCCGTGATGTGACCGAAGTTCTCGATGGCGGCGCTCCTCCCCGTCACATCGACCTCACAACAGCGCAACTCGATCGTCTCGCGCGCTCCTGGATCGACGTGCAGCAGACGCGGAAGGCGTTGGCGCAGCGCGAACTAGACGACGACGTCATCGCCGCGTTCCTGACGGCTGAGCAGAAGCTGTCGCGCGCGCTTACCAAGACGCTGCGCTCGCATGTGCTCTGGCCGTGGCTGTCGCAGTTCCCTGGCCTCGGGGGCGCGCATACGGCGCTTGTGATCGGGCGTATCGGCGATCCGCGGCGGTTTCCTGGTCAGCGTTGCAGTGAGGGTCATTATTTGCCGCCGCTGTACGCGGTTGGCGCACCATGTCCGATCGCCGGTCCTTGGCCTGAGAGCGACGTACTCGCTGGCGATTCGGACGACGTCGGGGCAGACGAAAGTTCCGCTGAGAGCGAAAGCCGGGATGTCTGCCCCGGCGTCATGCTTCCCCCGCGCGAGACAACCGGCGTTCGCTCCCTCTGGCACTGGGCAGGACTTCACGCCGACACAGACAGCCGCGCACCACGCAAGCGCAAGGGCGTCCGGTGCGACTGGGAGCCGCGTGTGCGCGCGAGCGTGATGCAGCCCGGCGGGATCGCAGAACAGATCGTCAGGTTGAGCGTTCCGCACTACGTTGATGAGTACCGTGCCGCGAAGGAGCGGCTGAACCTTCGCGTCGTCGAGAAGCAGCTTGAGGGCCTTCGCGTCCGTGGCGACGCGAGCAACGGAGCGGCGACCGAGACCTCACCTGAGAGCGATAGGTGGACTGGTCGTCCGCTCCGTCCCTTCGAAGCCGACCGAATCGCCCGCAAGGTCGCAGCCAAAGCATTCCTCGGCGACCTCCTCACCACATGGAAAGAACTCGCATGACGTTCCTTCGTGTTGTTGGTGAGGAACGCAAGCTGTCGCGGCGTGAGCGTCATTTCATGCGTGAGTGCAAGCGACTGGACGCGTTGGTGTCGTCGGCGCAGGGCGAGCTGCAGAAGGGATTGCGGCATGAGGACGTCGAGGTGACGTACAGGGCGTCGAAGCGGCTGTTGGCGGTCGGCGTGTTGTTCAAGGACGTCGCGGACGTGTACCTGAGCGATCTGGGAGACGCATCGTGACAACCGCCGTCGCCGTTCGCGACAAAGTGAAAGAGGTGTGCGGGATCCTCGACCGCACCGAGTTCCAGCAGCAGCTCCGCGAAGCAATGCCGCCAGGACTCAGCCTCGAGCGGTTCGTGCGGACGACGAAGGTCGCGATCCAGATGCAACCCGAGATCGTCGACACCGACCGCGCTTCCCTGTTCCGCGCGATGGTGCGTTGCGCGCAAGATGGGCTGCTCCCCGACGGGAGAGAAGCAGCACTCGTCAAGGTCAAGGTGAAGGGAAAGGACTGCGCGGCGTATTGGCCGATGATCGGCGGGTTCCGGAAGAAGGCGGCGGAGCATGGGTTCGCGATCGAGGCGCACGCGGTCTACGAGCGCGACTTGTTTACCTACACGTTGGGGTTCGACCCAGTGGTGACGCACAAGCCGCCGGGACTCTCCGATGACCGGGGGGAGCTGATCGGCGCGTACGCCGTCGGCACACGGTTGGCGGATGGCCGGAAGTTCGTCGAGGTGATGGGTAAGGCCGAGATCGAGGCTGTGCGCGCCACCTCACCGTCGATCAATTCGGAGTACAGCCCGTGGCGGAAGTGGCCGGCGGAGATGTATCGGAAGACGGTGGCGCGCCGCCTGTTCAAGCAGTTGCCGCTCGGGTGGAACAACGAAGGCTTGGCGCGACTCGCTGACGCCGATGAGGAGCGAGCGTTGGAGGAATCGACGGCGCTGGTTCCTGAGATTGCTGGCCTGCCGATTCTGGATGGGCCGGAGGAGACTTTGGTGGGGGAGGTGGTCGAGGAGTGAGAGCGCAGGTGATCTTGTGGCTGCTCCTGCTCGCGCTGTTGTTCGCGGATGGCGAGTGGGCCGCGTGGGGCCAATGAAAATCTCGGGTGCGTTGATACCTTCCGGCGCGTCTGAGAGCCGCAGCGGGGAGAGGCCTATGGCGGCGGGAACTGCCTTGGGGACCGTGCGCTATGCGTGCCTGAAAGAGGCGGTCTGTCTCCGGCTCCCCGCACGAAACTGTCGATGAGCGTCTTCGAGCAGACAGCCGTCCGCGCGTCCGAGTTGGCTCGGTGCGCCCGCATGGCCGCCTACCGTGGCCTAGGCGTCACCCCGCGCGAACACGACGAACAAACCCGACGCTACTTCTCGCGCGGGCGTCTGTACGCGCACTACGTCTGTGACCAGCTACGTGCGAAGCACGGCGCCGAGAACGTCGAGGAAGAAGTCGAGATCGAATGGCCTTTGGGTGTCGGGCATGCGGACGCGTACATCATTCCGGCGAAACTGCTCGTTGAGATCAAGAGCACGGTCACCCCATCAACGTCGAGTCCGATGTTCGAGATGGCCGTCGCGCAGCTCCAGATTTATCTCCGCTACCACCCGGAGGCCGAACGCGGCGCGCTCTATCTCCTCAATCCTTCTGACCTTCGCGGCGAGGACGTGTTCCAGGTTGTCCTGATCGAAGAGGATCGAGAGCGGATCGATGCCGCAGTGGCCGCAGTGCGGAACGCTCTCGACGGAGGCGACCTACCCCCGCGCGTCTGCTCCCGACCCGGGCAGGCGCGCGGCCGCCTCTGCCCCTTCGCCGAACCATGCTTCGAAGACTGGGCGCCGCCAGCACCCTCGCTCTCCTCGGATCCGGAGGTGCTTGAGGTCGTGACCCGCCTTGTGGCGATCAAGGCGGAGGAGCGGACTCATAAGCAGGCTGTCCAGGGTCTCGCGGCGGGCAAGGAGCTTGCGCAATCAGAGCTTGCGGAGCTCCTGCCCGTCGGTGAGACGGTGGTGGGGCCGTGGAAGGTGACGCGCACGCACGTCCAAAAGCAGCCGGTGTTCCAGCCGAAGGTCGCGCGCGCTGCGGGGTTCCCAGTCGAAGCGCTAGAGGAGTTCATGCGTCCAGGGGCGGTCTACGACCTTTGGAAAGTCGGACGGGCCGAAGAGTCCGGCGATATCGACTTTGGTGAGGAGCCTCCGTTTTGACCGCCAGCGAGTTCATTCGGCATACACGTGTCATGTCGAGCGGCTGCGTGGAATGGACACGAAGCCGATGCAGTATTCCGCGCAACGGTGGGCCAGGACAATATGGGCAGGTAGTTGTTAAAGGCAAGAACTGGACAGCTCACCGATACGCCTATTTCCTTTTCGTCGGAGATCCCGGGGCCTTGGTTGTGGATCACCTTTGCCGCAATGGCCTGTGTGTCAACCCGCTCCACCTTGAGGCTGTCACCCAAGCAGAGAACTCACGTCGTGGACTGGCCGGACGTCTGCGTACTCACTGCAAGCATGGGCACTCGCTGAGTGATGCCTATATCGATCGTGATGGGCATCGCGTTTGTCGTGAGTGCACGCGAATCAAGAATCGCATTGGTCGTGCACGTCGGAAAGCGTTGCGGTCTTGATCGCCTGGATCATCATGGCGCTCGCGTTCACCGGAGGAGTCCTCTGCGGCGTCCTCCTCTCCTTCGGCCTCGTAATGGACACGATCCGTCGTACTCGCTCACGAGCCAGCGTGGACATCAGCGAGGTGCTGCAGCCGCACCGGATCGAAAAGGGAGGGGCGGGGCGTTGATGGCGGGGGACGTCAGCGGGGCGACTGAGGCGTCCCTCGCCATGAGCGCCCTGACCAAGCGAGAGCGGGAAGAGATCGAGATGGACCTGGCCATCCTCCGCGACGGCCTGAACGGGGCGCTCAACGGCACCGCTCGCGTGATCCACTGGGAGCGCCGCGGCGAATGGATCGCCCGGACGATGCGCGAGATCCTGCGGCTTGAGGGGCTGCTCGCACGGTGAGCGCCGCGGCCGTAGGGTACGACCTCGAACTCGTCTTGCGCGACCTCCGCCACATGGAGGCACGGGCCGCAAGCGATCTCGCCGACTGGCTCGTGCATCTCGATCTGGAAGGCAAGGCGGATCGCACCATCTACGGCTACACCCGCGCGGTCGCGCCGCTGCTGCGCGCCCACCCGGAGAAGAGCATCGGCGAGTTCACCACGACCGACATCAACGACCAGCTCCGCCTCGTCCCCGATCGATCACGGCATATCAGCCGCAGCATCTACAACCGTTTCTTTGACTGGGCTGAGTTCGATGAGCGGATCGAGCGGAACCCGATGCACAAGGTTCCGAAGATGCGCCATCCCCGCCGGCGGCCGAAGGACATCTTCTCCGAGGCAGAAGTCGCGTTGCTTGAGGCGTTGCCGTCGCCGGATGGGCCGTTGTGGACGCTGCTGTTCGGCTCGGGGATCCGTCGCGGCGAAGCACGTCGGCTCAAGCTCGGCCACATCGACCTGGGTCGGAAGCGGCTGATCGTTTACTCCGGGAAGGGCGACAAGGACCGGATCGTCCCCTTGCCGCTTCCAGTGCTGACCGCGATCGCTGATCTCGAAAAGCTTGAGGGGCTCGGCAACGACGACCACCTCTGGTACTCCCGCCGCGGCAAGCACAGGCGGCTCCGGCGAACACCGATCGGCGACACCACGTTTGAGGGTTGGTACAAGCGCGGCATCCGCGACGCCGGCGTCCGCTATCTGAACCCGCACCAGACGCGCCACACGTACGGGCACAGGCTCCGCGAACTCGGCTTCGACCTCGAGGAGCGACAGCTATTGATGGGTCACGAGGACGTCGCGACAACGCAGAAGTATTACGGGCATTTGACGATCGAGGACGTGGCGCGGAAGGTGGCGGCGCTGTGATCGTTGGTGACGTCGGCATTACGGTTCATCAGCGGAAAGATGGAGTTATCACCACAGTGTCGGTGACGCTTCCCGCTGTTCTAAGTCGTGCGCTTCGTGACAAGGGCTACACACGCGTCAAGGTCGAGGTTGTTGCAGATGGCATCTTGCTACGGCCCTATAAGGGTGCGCCGGCTGGGCGAGTGCTGAGCGAGATCGAATTGCCCGAATGGGGTGAGACGTAGCCGATGCTGGCAACGGCCTCCCCACTTCGTTTCGCTCAACCAGGCGCGCTGTTGAGCCATTCGGGTTCTAAAGGCGTATTCCACCCATTGGGCGGTTTCCCGTGAATCTACCCGGAGCCTGACCTGATGCCGTCCTGGCACCAAGACCCGCAGCAGGAACCCCAGGCGAAGAACGGTTCGCTGTTCGGCCTGCTCCTGTTCGTCGCCGGGCTGATGACGGTTGTGCTCGTGCTTGTGCTGCCAGCGCGTGGCGAGACACCGCCGATCAGCCACACGATCCCGGCTTCGGAACCGGCTGCGATGTTTCAGGGGCATAGCGCCCTTTGGTGGGCGCATCGGACGACGTACTGGAAGCGTGAGGCGATCGATCGCGGCCGTATTCTTCGTGCGCGTGGGACAGTGCGCGAGGCGATCAACCTTGCCTGCACGATCTACGGGAACTGTTCGACGTTGTGGCGGAAGGCGCGCTGCGAGACCGGCGGGTCGTTCAATCCATATTCGTTGAACCGGAGCTCGTACGCGTCGGGGCTGTTCCAGTTTTTGGGTTCGACGTGGCGGTCGACGCCGTTCGGTGGTTTCTCGGTTTGGTCACCGTACGCGAACGCGCTTGCGGCCGGGTGGATGCACACGCATGGACGTAGCGGAGAGTGGGTGTGCCGATGATCGCGTGGATCGCACTCGTGGTCGCGATCGTGGATCTCGTCGGTCTGGTCGCGTTTCGGCTTTACATCCTCCGCCGCGAGGGGATCTGATTGTGGATACGGACAGGCTCAAGGAACTGCTGGCAAAGGCGACGCCCACCCCCTGGGCTGGACTCTCTGTCAGCGCGCGAGGATGGGGGATCGGAAAGATTGAAGATCGCGACTTGATTGTCGCAGCGGTGAACGCGCTTCCCGGGTTGCTGGCAGAAAACAACCTCTTGCGAGAGCAAATCACCGGCTACAAAGGCACGCTGAAGATGCGATTGAAGGCATTTCGCGAGGTTCGGCAGGAGCGTGACCAATATCGCCGGGACTTGAGCGACGCCATTGTCGACGATCCGACGAATGGACTCGCGGTCATCGAAGTTCAGCGCTTACGGCGAAAGAACGAGAAGCTTCGCTACGCCCGCAACAAGGCCGTACGCGAACGTGATGAGGCCCGCGCCGCTCTTTCTGTGGGCGCAGACAAGGACAGGGAATGAGCACGGTCATCATCCGCAATGGTGACAAGCTTTGCGCCAAATGCCGCGACAAGGGCTGCAACCGCTACCTCATCGCTGGCCGGGCGGACATCGAGGAGGAGTACGTCTCTGACGAACCGTGCGTCTGTTGCGAACTCGACTTCGAGGTGGACGATGACTTTGGTAGCTGAGTCCTCGCTGGCTGCGGGTGGGGAGAGCGCGTGACCCCGATAAATTGGTACTTCCTCGGGGAAAACGTGTCGGTGGAAGCGACGAAGCCGAGACTGCTTGACTTGTTCTGCGGCGTTGGCGGCGCGGCGATGGGCTACTACCGCGCGGGCTTCGAAGTTGTCGGGATAGACATCAAACCGCAGCCGAACTATCCATTCGACTTCCACCAAGGTGACGCGCTGGAGTTCGCGGCAGCGCTGGGGCTCGGAGTTTTCGACGCGATCCACGCGAGCCCGCCCTGTCAGGCGTTTACACAGATGAGCGCGCGCTGGCGCGGTAAGGGGACAGCGGCGGACGACCACGTTGACCTGTTGACGCCCACGCTCGAGCTTCTCCGTCAGATGGACCTCCCATGGGTCGTCGAGAACGTGCCGGGCGCCAAGAACTACATGAGCCCGACACTGATCCTTCACGGCGGCATGTTCGGGCTCGGTGTTCACCGTCCCCGCCTGTTCGAGTCGAACATCCTCCTACTCGCCCCTCGGGCCGCGCAGACCGAGTCACCGCTCGGCGTCTACGGCAAGGTCGACGGTCGAACGACTTATCGCTACCGCAACAACGGCAACTACAAGGGCAAGAGCCTAATCCGCGCATGGAAATCCGTTGAGGAGGGCCAGGTCGCGATGGGGATCGACTGGACCGACGACGAGCGCGAGATCGCCGAGGCGATCCCACCGGCGTACACGGAGCTGATCGGCCACCAGCTGCTTTCGTTTCTGCGTTCACAGGCGGCGGCGTGACCACGGAAAGGAAACCCGAATGAGCGATGCCACCTAAGGGCTACCGCATACCGATGGAGATTCGCTTCTGGCGGCACGTCAACAAGGACGGCCCGAACGGATGCTGGAAATGGACGGGCACAAAAGGCCATGCTGGTCACGGTCTGATGTACCGCGCTCCGCACAAGAAGGTCGCGGCCCATCGCTTCTCCTACGTGCTTCACGGCGGCGTTATCCCCGAGGGTCTTGTCCTCGATCACCTTTGCAGAAATACGAACTGCGTCAATCCAGCTCACCTTGAGCCAGTCACGCGCGGGGAGAACACGCTTCGCGGTGACACGATCACTGGGAACAATCTTCGAAAGACGCATTGCAAACGCGGCCACCCGTTTACGCCGGAGAACCTCTGGGCGCATCCGACGGGGGCGCGGCGCTGCAAGACCTGCGAAAGCGAAAACCAGCGCAAGCGACGCGCAAGGAAGGCGATGGCATGAGTGCCCCGTACTGCGTTTCCCCGCCGACCCTGGAACAACAGGGCGACAAGCTGATAGCCCACAACGGTGCATGGCGCTGTGACTCGGGGCCGATCGACGGCTACGTGTTTGCGTTCCTGCGTGACGGTGGGCTGTACGCAGGACAGACTCCGCCGCCATTCCTCGACGTGAACAAGATGCAACCACTGCTAGACGAGAACGGGCAAGGGATCCTCCCCGTAGATTACGGACGCTCGTTCCAGGTCGAGGTGTTCGCGCGGACGTACTCCCGCTACGTGCACCAGGATGGCACCGTCGCCTACGACGGCTACGAGTACGGCCGTTTCATCAACGGCGACCCGGCCAAGCCTGCGCTATCGAACGTCGTTGTGCCACAGGCTGTGGAGTCCGCGCCCGAGCCATCAAAACCGACCGTCCTCCAGTACATTGCGATTGCGCGTGAGGCGTCGGACAACGCGGTCGCAACAATGGAACAAAACGGTGTGTCTCTCTTGGACAGGCGTAAGAGCCGGGCGGGAATGGCCGCACGGATTCTGCACGCGACGGATGGGGAGAAGGCGCGGGCGTTTGAGGCGCTGAAAGGAGTGTTCGGGTGGCAGTGAAGGCCCGAGTCGATATCGAGATCATCGTTGATGTTCCGCTGGACGACGAGTTGAACTACGCAACCGTGCAGCAGGCTGTGCAGGACGCGATCGGCCATACCGGGGCGGTTGTCCTTGACGTGGTGGAGTACGAGCAGGTGTCGACGTGACCTCTGTCTCAAACACAGAGGTGCTGGCAGACCCAACGTTCGAGGAACTATCTGCGACCATCGCGCGCTACCCCGACCCTGACGACAAGCTGACCATTGCGCTCGGGAACTTCAATCGTGTGCGAGGCGAACGGGATGCGGCGCTGGCCCGCCTCGCAGAGACGGAGGAGGCGCTGCGACAATACAAAGAAGCCCGCCGCGAGATCGAGGAAGTTCTCGATGAATCGGCTGCGGGGCATATTACCGACGCCTCGGCGGTGCTCGAAGTCGAGCGGCATTTCATGGATCTAACCGCCGCACTCGCGGCTTCGTCGGGAGAAGGCCCGGAGGCGGGAGGCGAACAAGATGGGTGAGGCGCGCGCGAGCAGCATGGAGAACTTCGCTGGCTGGCTTCTCTCGAAGTTGCTGAGGCTTGCTCATTGGTGGAGTGAGAGCGAGTGAGCGCAGAGGCGCTAACACCGCTCGGGAAAAGACTCGCCAGGCTTCAAACCGAGCGCGACGAGTACCTGCGCGTTCTTACGTTGATCGCGGAGTCGCGGAACCTCGGCGTCAACCCCGAGGACGTGGAGATCGTGCGGAGTTTCATTGACGCGGTAGCGCCGCTTCATCCCCTACACCCCCACAGGTCGGGAGAATGGATAACGCTGCGCCGCGCGGTTGCCCTCGACGCCCTGGACAGAATGTCAGGTAGTACCGCTTTCCAGGTGATCGAGCTGGCAAGAAAGGCGGTCGAAGATGGATAGCGAGCAGCGCGCGAAGATTTCGAAGTCGCAGCGCGCAGGCTATGAGCGCGAGCGGCAGGAGCAGACGCGGCTGAGGAACGCGTTGCACGACTTCGCGTTGTGGCTGCACCCAACGTGGGACGCTGGCAATGAGGACGACGTAGCGGCTGCGCTCGCCGCTGTCGATGCGTTCTTGGCAAGAAAGGCGGTAGAGGAGTGAGCGAGATTCCGCGCGACGAATGGAAGTGGTTTGGCAGCGCCGCGCACCTGATCGTAGCCCAGGACTGCCGCTTCCACCTGGCGACGCTCGTTGGCCCGTGGCTCGTATCGACAGTAGGCGAGTACCTGCCGGACGCACCTGTCCGTGAGATTCTGGCCGAGCGCCGCGGGATGACGCTGGAAGGGATCGGCGATTATCGCCGCGCGTCGTACATGAAGCAGGTCGGTTTCGAGGAGATCGGCGCAGGCCGCAAGTACGAAACGATGGTGTTCCGAGCGGGCGAGCCTTGCACAAGCGAGGACTGTAGTTGCGGTCTTCCGTCGGCGGCGGACTGGATGGAACTCGACGCGAATGGCTACAACGATGCGGGAGCTGCGACTGCGGGGCATTACGCGATATGCGAGAAGTGGGCTGCGCTTCCGGTTGAGTCGGCGCGGGCAGCGGTGGAGGAGAAATGAGCGGCAAGCGATACGAGATTTCGGTGCTGTTCGGGCCATGTTCAAAACGCAAGGCCGAGGACTACCTACTCGAATTGGCGACGGCGTATGAGGATTACGGGTCGTTGTGGGCGATGCGCGGCTGGGAGGACGAGGCCGTGCCCGAGTCTCGTGTCGAGGAGTTGGAACGTCTGCTGGCATACAGGACGCGCGAACGCGACGAGGCTTTCCAGGCATACGCTTCTCTGTCGGAGTCGTATCTGTCGTTGGGGCGTCTGCTGGCCGAACGCGACGAGGCGCTGCGGGAGATCGCCAACAATGTTCCAGAGCATGAAGGCGAAGACGATTTCTCATACGAGATTTGGGCTCGTGCGTTCGCCGCCACTACCGTCTCCAAGAAAAACGCACCGTGAGAGCGCGCATCGAGCAAAACTTCGCCACCGCGGGGCATCGCATCTGGCTGTACGACCGTGTGATGGGCAAGCTCCACGTCTTGCGCCTGAACGACCGCGGCTGGATCAAAGAGTGGGAAACGGTCGATGAGGGTCAGGCTGACGTCGCTCCGACTCTTGAGTTTCCAGATGGAGCGTTTGAGGCGCTGCTTGATGAGGCGCGCGCCCATGTGTCTGCGACGGACGCGACGGTGGATGCGTTGCGTGATGCGCGCGAGGTTCGGGACAGGCTGTTGGCGCTTGTTGAGGATGGGTGGTCGTGATGGCTTCTGTTCTTGTGCGTCTACGCGAACTACAGGAGAGTCAATGGGGCTGGACAATCGCCGAAGAACGCGAAGTGCGGGAGACGTTCGATGCGTTGTTGGAGGTCGCAGAAGCAGTCGAGGATCCGTTCCTTGTTCTGCTCGAACAGCATCCAGATTGTGATGCAGTAGCGAATGCTGAAATGGGGCGTGCTGCGAAGCGTCTGCGTGTGGCGTTGGCCCGGCTCGAGGAGCAGACGTGAACGCCTGGACGATGGAGGGTCTAACGATTTTGTTTTCCCTTCTCGCGTTTTCGTGGAAGCTAGGCGGGTTCAAGGAATGGGCGCGTCGTCTTCGCAGGATCTGGCGTCTTCACAGAGCCTGGCTTGAGGAGGCGGAGTGAGCGCCCTTCCGCATTCGGGGTTCCATCGCAGAGTTGGACCGCTACCGGTAGAGGTGAAGCGTGCGGTTAAAAGCCGAGATGGGAACCGCTGCGTCGATTGCGGCGCTTCGGAGCAACTCACGATTCATCACATACGGCCGCTATCTGCTGGTGGTGAAGCGATGGATCTGCGGAACATGGAGACGCTCTGTAAGCCCTGCCATGCAGCTCGCCACGGCCAACTGTGGAAAGGCGACGCATGATCTTTCGTCCACCTTATCGCTACGAGATGTCCAGGCACGGCCCGGCGACGATTTATGACGCTGTAGACGTGGGGTGGATCGCTCGCATCAAGGAATCGTTGCCGCACAAGGAAGAACTCGCTAAGGCGATGGTCGACGGGTTGAATGAAGCTGCTCTTAGAGAATTGGCGGCCAGGCTCGAGGAAACACAGTGACGAACTCATCCAAGAGAAAAGGAGACAGGGCCGAACTCGAAGTTCAGGCACTCCTTCGCGAGCATCTCGGCGTCCCGGCACGCAGAGCATTGGGCGCCGGTCGCAAGGACGACTGCGGCGACATGTCCGGTGTACCGCACACCGCGATCCAAGTGGTAAACACACAGAATCTCACGCGCGCCGTTCGTGTGAAACCGTTGGAGTGCGAGCTGCAGCGTGCGAACGCTGGCGTCCCATTCGCCGCCACCTTCGTTCGCCTGCGCGGCGGTGACTACCGCGTCGTGATGACACCGGAGCAGTTTTTTGTTCTCTGGCGTGAAGCGGCATGAGCACGCAGCAGCTTCCCCCCTATGTCGGCCGCGCCTGCTGGTGGACGCCGGCCCGAATCGTCGACGCGATCCGACTGCACGTCACTGAACGTGGCGAGCCTCCCCAGAGGATCGATTGGTCGTTCGCAACGGTCGAGCATCCCTGTCACAACACGATCTATAGGTTCTGGGCGAGCTGGGATGACGCCGTTCGCGCGGCGGGTTTTGAGCCGCGGCGATATGCGAACGCGCGGAGAGTGACAATGTGATCGTCCCGACGGCCCGCCTCGCGCCACTCTTGGCCCCTTGGATCGCTGAGTTCAATGCCGGTGCGATCAGTGATCGCCGCCAGCTGGATTACGTCTACCGCGGCGCATACGCCACCTTGGCCGAACGGGCCCGGCTGCAGCCGGAGCAAGTGCGCCGAATCGCCACCGAGCGCCAAGCGACCTGCCACGACACGACAGCAGACAAGCTGCTGTGCGCGATCGGCCGCACCGACGTCTGGCACGTCGAGCTAGCCGACCTGTATGAGGAGCCGGTGGCGTGATCAAGGGCCACCGCTTCTATGGGATGCGCGAACCCGGCGACGAAAACGACCACTGCACCTGTCCTGTCGACGCCGCGAACTGTCCTCGGCATGGTCACGGCGTTCGTCTGGTCCTCGATAACCGGGCGTCGGAACTCGACCCCAGGAACATGCCCAATCTAGACGCCTGCACCTGTCGTCGCTACGCGATCGACCCCGAATGCCCGCGCCATGGCAGGCCAGGACAGCTCACGCTCGACGAACCACCCGAACCGGGAGACGAGCCCTACGACCCCGCGACGGGAGAAATCCCTTACTGAAGGGGGCCGAATGAACTAGCAACCCCGGACTTGCCACGGGAACCTCGCACTATCAGCACACCAACGAGGAGCAAAGGGTTGTCCGACACCGCCGCGGCGGCTGCATCCGCCGACCCAACATGAACGTCGCGCCCGTACCACCGCAGAATCTTGAGGCCGAGGAATCGGTGCTCGGGGCGGTCCTGCTCAGCCCGCGCGTCCTTGTCAGCGTCGCCGAGCTGATCGGACCCGGAGACTTCTACCGTTCCAGCCACGGCGAGCTGTTTAGGGCTCTACTTGAAATGGATGCCAGCGACATTCCGATCGATTCGATCTCCACAGTCGACTGGATGGACGAACACGGCACGCTCGAGGAAGCCGGCGGCAAGGATCGCATCCACGAACTCGCGTCGCTCGTCCCCGCGACCGCCAATGTCGCGCATTACGCCAAGATCGTCAGGGAGATGTCCGGGCTGCGCGGCCTAATCCGCGTCGGCTCCGAAGTAGCTCAACTCGGATGGGACAGGCCCGGCGAACTCGAAAACCTCAACGACCGCGCCGAGCAACTGATCTTCCAAGCTACCCAAGAGACGTATCGCGGCGATCTCGAGCTGCTCGACCGGGCAGCTCAGGAAGCGTATGAACGAGTTGAGCGGATCGCTAGCCTCGATGGGAAGGTAATCGGCCTCAGCACCGGCTTCCCCTCCGTCGACCGTGTCCTCGGCGGCATCGAGAACGGAAACCTTGTTGTCCTCGCCGCTCGCCCCTCAATGGGCAAATCCGCGTTCGCGCTGTCCCTCGTCGCCAAGCTCGCGATCCGCGAACAACAACCCGTCGGCCTGTTCAGCCTTGAAATGAGCCGCCACGAACTCTCGCTTCGTCTCCAGTCGTCAGGCAGCCTGATCCCGCTTGAGCGGCTACGCCGTGGCGACCTCCAAGAAGACGAATGGGAACGCCTTCGCGACGCCACACAACAAATCCGCGAAGCACCGATCCACGTCGACGACACCTCCGACGTCACCCTTGCCGAGCTCCGCTCAAAGGGGCGTCGGCTGAAGATGCGACACCCCGAACTCGCGTTGATCATCGTCGACTACCTGCAACTCATGTCCGCGGAAGGCGAGAATCGCAACGCCCAAATCGCGGCGCTCTCACGCGGCCTAAAAGTGCTGGCCCGACAACTCGAGCTCCCGATCGTCTGTCTCGCCCAGCTCAACCGGCAGCTCGAGCAGCGCACGAACAAGAGGCCGATCCTCTCTGACCTTCGTGATTCAGGGGCGATCGAGCAGGACGCCGACATCGTCCTCTTCCTCTACCGCGATGACTACTACCATGCCGACTCGGCTCAGGCTGGCACAGCCGAGGTGATCGTCGCGAAGCACCGGATGGGGCCGACGGACACGGCCAGGTTGTCGTTCCACAAGGCGCAGGCGAAGTTCCAGGAGCACGCCGCATGAGCCGGATGCTTCCCTGCTGGTCGTGCGGAGTCGTCGACGGCCCCTGCGAAGAACCATGCGAATGCGCGAAGTGCATGGACATGGACGGTTACGAACAGTGGCGTCACAACAACCCGCGCTCCTACGCACTCTGGATGGCCAGAAACATTGAGGATGAGGGCGAGGCGCAGACCTGGCTCGATCGTGCCGCGGATCTTGAGGACTACGGCTAGTGGCCCGCCTTCTCTACGTCCGCAACTTTCACAAATATCAGCACTACAAGGGCGAGACCCGTCAACGACCACCATGGGTGAAGCTCCATCGGCAGATCCTCGAAGACGAGGCGCTGATGGCCTTGCCGCCGGAGCAGCGATGGGTTGCGCTCGGGCTGCTCATTCTCGCATCAGAATCTCCACCCCCGCCGCCTGAGTGGGGAGGGAGTCGACGAGTAGTGGCGGGTGAGAGAGAGGTGAGTCGCCGACTAGGGACGCATCCGTCGACAACGAGAGTTGCGATAAAGAACCTGCTCAGAATAGGTTTCCTTGCTAGCAGCCCGATAGCAGGACGCAAGCAAAAAGGCTCCCTAGATACAGAGGAAGAGACAGAGACAAACCATAGAAATGGACCCTTATCTAAAGACGAAGCTAGGGACGTAACGAAACCGCGACCGATTGAACAGGAAATCCCATTTTGAGCTGGGCCACCCTTGAACCCGAACTCCGCGAGCTGATCATGGACACGCTGACCGAGAAGGAAATCGACGTGCTCGTCTACCGGATGGCGAACCTTGGCTGGCGCCCGATCGGCCGCGCCCTGGGAATCAGCCCACGCGCAGCAAGGGACCGCTACGACAACGCGCTCAGGAAGCTGGCGGCGCGAGAGGAGGAGATCACCGAATGGCTACCGAGCATCTGATGGAAGAGGATCGATCGGCACGCCTCCTCGATGCATTCCGCCGACAGGTCGACGCGCAGTCCGACGAACCCGATGTGATCGACGTCACACCCTTCGGGTCGAGTGAACCGCAATACCTCCCAGGGCTCGGGCCGCGCCGCCGGCCTTATGCGATCGCCCTCGCGCAGCACATGTTCTTGACCGATCAATTTACTCTCGACGAGTTCGAGCAGGCGCTTGAGTACGCCCTTCAATGCTGATGGCTACCTTTCCCCTGATCCTCAAACACGCCCTCGAACGCCAACACTCAGCCCAAGTCCAAGCCCGCATCGCACGCGAAACCGGCACCACCGAACCGCACCCGAACAACGCACAGCACGGACTACCCGGAGACCCATGGCGCTTACGCGGCATCCCTATCGTCGGAGTCCACGGAGGAATCGGAGGCGCGATCAACGGCAGCCGGCCAGGCACAAGACTGGACAACGTCCGACAGAGGTAGGCATCATTCCGACTGAGTTGCACCTCGTTCTGGACAGGGCGAGCAGCAACTCAGGGCGCGCGCTAACCCGCACCCCTTACCCCTAGCCGAGCTATCCCCACAGCCCGCCACCGAGCGGGCTTTCTTCATGCCCCCAATCCTCAAAACCTGCGCCCACCCAGGCTGCTTCACCCTCGTCACCCACGGCCGCTGCCCCATCCACCGCCTCGAGCCAAGAGGAAGAGCGCACCGCAGGCTACGCGCCCAAGTCCTCGCCGAAGAACACCTCTGCTGGCGCTGCGGCAAACCACCAACACACAACGACCCACTCGTCATGGGACACATACTCGCAAGAGCCCTAGGCGGAACGCTCACACGGACAAACGTACGAGCCGAACACCGCTCATGCAACGCGCGAGCAGGCGCCGGGGGGCACCCCATCGCTCGAAGTTTGCGAAGTCCGAACGGATAC